CCCAACTTTCTAGCAATTGCAACTTGACTCGGTGAAAGTTTCACCGTTCTGCGTGCACTACCTTGTGTAACCCCGGAACTCCGGGTAGCAGGCGCAACCGATTGCACGTTCCTCGGTTTCCTGTTTTGTTGCGAATTAAATCGCGCAGGGAATTCACCCCTGATTCGAGAATCCAGCTCATCATAATACTCATCTGATTCCGGGTCAAACCCTTCTTCTTCAACAAGTTTTTGATGAATACCCCAAGCAGCATAAGTCATTACCCGGTCTTCACCAAACCACGGGTTCTTTTCCGCCCACATTTCAGCTTTAACACTGGGCTTCTTGACTTGCTGTACGGGCTGTTGGACAGGCTGTTGTACAAACTGTTGCGCGGGCTGTACATACTGTTGCTGCTTCTGAGCCGCATAACCAGCAAGTTGCTGCTGCTCGTAAAGCAGGGAAGCCATACGCTCTTGCGCGTCAGTCTCGGTATCAACGTCACCTTCCTCACGAGCCTTCTTGATAATCTGCTTGAGAGTAAGCAGTTGGCTGTTGATTCGGTTGCTGCTTTCGTTGATACGAACGTCATCCACCGTGGACAGGCTGGCCTGTAGGCGGCTGGTTTGTTCTTGCAGGCCCTTTGCATATTCCAGCGCGGCCTGCTCACGGCGCTGAGCCTCCCGCATACGGGCGGTCAGCTTGTCGATGCGCTTTTGCACCTGTTCCGAAACACGGTCAAGTTCACTGCCGTGTTCCGACTGTTCTTCACGTTCCGGTTCTTCCGCCGAGGAAGCTTCTTCCTTTTCCGGCTCTTCAACCATCACGGTTGCTTCTTTTTCGCCCTCACCAACCTCGTATTCCAGAGCGTCTTGGTCATTCATCATAATTTCTATCCTTACATGTGAAGAATGTCTTCGGGGTCATTGATTACGGCCAGAATCTCGTCATCGTTAAGGATGCGAATCTCGCCGCCGTCAATACCAATCCGGGCACCGGCATATCTGCCAAAAACCACCCAATCGCCTTCCTTGCACCACGGTCCGTTAGGGAATTTGGCCTCGTCCTTGTAGGCCAAATCGCCAATACGAAGGACATAGGCACAAACCGTGGTCAATTGATTGCGCTCGACAGTCTGGTCGGCCAAAACAATGCCGCCTTTGCTCTTTTTTGCACCCCGATAGGGCAAAAGAACGATTCGCCAGCCAGTAGGCCGGGGAATCCTGTCCAAAACAGTGCTATCAATGCTTTCAGGGGTGAGTTTTCCGTCATCATCGTAAGCATCCTTCAAATCGGGCTCACGATTAGCCGCTTCCTCTTCCCACTTGCGCTCAAGCGCCGTCTTTTCCAAGGATTTTCTCCTTATAGGTTGGGGTTCTTGTGTAGAAGCTGCCGAATGGCTTGTTCTACAAAGGCATAACCCTCAAGACGGCCCATGAGATGGCGATATTGCTCCATAGACTTAACTGAACCGTCCAAAACATGGCGTTCAGCGTCATACCTGAGCTCTCGAATCTCATTCATCACACATTCTGCAAATTCCAGCATGGGACTCACCATGAAAAGCAAGCGGTTATGCCACCGCTTGAGGGCTGTTGACTAAGTCAACGCTTCTTTTTAACGCATCCGCCTTTAGAATACAAGTGCACAGGCTCATTTGCGTCTTTACGGTAGATAATTTCTCCACCATCAGCCTTTTTAACCGGCTTTTTTGCCTTTCCAGCGGTGGAAAGAGCAATCGCAACTGCCTGTTTTACGGCCTTGCCCTTGCTTGCAGGCTTGGACGTGCCGATTTTGCCCGTGTCCTTGTATTTACGGACCATTTCTCCGATGTTTTCGGAGATAACCTTCTTACCCTTGCCGGTTTTGAGTGGCATTTAGTCGATTCCTCATCTCTTCTACGCGCTGAAGCGCAACCGCAGTGCGTTGGTCCGCGATATTTTCTTGCGAATCGATACGCGCCTGCTCCATACGAACCTGTTCTTGGGCCTTTTGAGAGTCCAATTGCAGTCTTGCCTGTGCTTCTTGAGCCTTTGCTTGGTCGCGTTGGGCCACAAGTTGCAATTCTTGCTCCTTCAGCTTGACCAGAGGGTCCTCTTGTTGCTGGCCCGCGCCTGAAAGCTGCTCTTGCGTTTTCTTTGCCTCTTGGTAGAACTGCGCTTCCTTGAGTGCGACCATTGCTTCGCGCTGCAACGTCGAGACCATACCCTCCGGGTCGGTGCCGTATTGCATGAAAAGCTCTGCCTCCACCGTCTCTTCGGCCTTGATACGGATGTGTTCCATGATGTGCTTCATCAGATTCACTACCGTCTGGGGCATGGACTGCACAAGAGGCGATTGCAAGAAGATAAGGTGATTAACAAGGTGAGCGTCATGCTGCTGGCCTGCAAATGCCTTCAGGCGCATGCCATCCAGAGACATAGAATTCTCTTCCGCCGGGTCCTTCGGCTTGTCTTGGTTCTGCGGAAGCAGCAGTGCATCAATGTCCTTCGCCCCAATCGCCTGATACACGCGACGAAACGCCTCGTGCATGTCGTGCATCTGAGGAGCAGACTGAGCAATCTGAAGTTGCGTCTGGGCCAGAGTGATGCGCTGGCTCATGGAGAAGATGTTGGGGTCAGCAACCGGCTGAACATCCACCTTGCCGTCGAAGTCACGGCGTTTGATGTGCCGTGAGCCACCGACAACGTCATACGGATAGTCATCCGGCAAGTACTCACCAAACACCTTGGCAAGAAGTTGAAACTCCACCTTCTGTGCATAGTGCAGGCGGCGGTGGATACCGGACATCACATTGGTGCCACGCTCAAGCAGTGCCAACGTGGTACCCACAGCGGCCTGTTGGTTTCCGTCACCAACTTGCATGTCGGCAATAGCCGCAAGGCGTTGACCCGCCTCAACCGTAAAGCCAAGCAGGGTGAACAGGGTTTGGCTGGGCTCCTTGTACGGCAGCGGCAACATGCTTCCGGCCAGTTCCTGACCACCAGCATCCATGTCGCGCCACTCACCCGGCTGAATGGGCACGTCATCATTCATAATACGTGCGCCCTTGGCCTTGAAGCCACCCGGCAGGTTGGACAGAGTGCCCGCATCAATCAGTTGTTGCAGCGATGCGGTAGCGGCCTTGGTCAGGCCACCAATCAAGTGCAAGAAACCAAGGCCATAGGCTCCCGGCCCTTGGATGAGAACGTAGTGGACGAAGTACTCTTTGCGAGTCTTGAGTTCGTCATCCTCGTCCCAGTTACGGCGAACAGCCAGAACCTTGCCGCTGGTCTCATCAACGGTGACAATGTACGGAAGCTTTACGCCATCCTCGTCCTCGAATCCCGGCATGTCGTAATCGACATGGAACTCCAGCAGGCTGACTTCCTCTTCCTCGCCGCTGGGGGCAAGACCGCTAACCTTGTCAATCGCATCTTGAATGTCAGAAGTCTGGAACGAGGTCTGTTCCTCTTCCCGTGCCATGTCCAGATACATGCCGCTGACCACCGCCTTGCGGTAGGCGTTAATGGACATATGCACACGTTGCGTGATGCGCTCACACTTGCTCATTACCGACGAACCGTTGTACGGGATGTACACGTCATCCGGCAGAAGCAGCGGGCTGGCCGCACGGTCAAGGGCGCTGTCGTAGTAGACCTTCTTGAAGGCCGAACCACCGTAACCGACATAGAACAGGAGTTGGTCGAACTCAGGCGTGTACTCCGACATGGCCGTCGTAATCTGGTAGTTCATAAACTCCTTCACGCGCTCAGCGCGTTGGAGCTTGTCTACCGTTTCCTTGCCAAGAATCTGGGTACGCACAGGACCGTCAGAAGGCATTAGTTCCTTCATGGCCTGCGCTTGAAACTGAACGATAGCCTCGGTCAGCATGGGATGCCTCACGCCACACGCGCCCTTGAATGGCTTGGTGCGCTCTTCAAACGTGAAGCCCAGCATTTCCATGCCCTTGCTGTACTGCTTCTCCCAATCGTCACGGCTGGCCTTGTCTGCGTCAAACAGCGCCAGAAGGTCTGAACTTACGCGACGAAGGTCGGAGTCATCCATGACTTCCGCTAGATTGGCGTAGAAGTCCGTTTCCTTCTCTTCAAGAGATACCGTTGCGCCACCATCCGGTTCGAGTTCAATCTCAACGTCAGGAGCGTCTTCAAGAGCGGGAGGAGATTCAATCTCAATGTCCACCTCTGGCAGCGAGTTCAGGGCCTTGTCAATCGGCATATCTATTCCTTAGCGTTTACGGCACAGGAAGCTAAGACACCAAGTGTCTTCAACTTCTCCACCATCGGCCATTTTACGGGGAGGACGGAGACTTTGGGTAAGTTCGTCTACTCGTGTAGCAAAATCAATGTACGACTGAAGAGCGGGATTTGCCTCAACCATCTCAGGGGTCACTTGTTTGGCATTCAAGTATGTCCTTTTAAGACTGCCTACAAGGTCTCCCGTAAATTCAGTATCTACCGGCATACCTCCAGAAACGTCCTCGTATGCCTTAACCAAGGCTTCTTTGCTGGCAAAGGTTCCCGGTGAACCAACCAAACCACTGTTTGACAGGTCTTGGACCTCGCGCCAATTTCCGTTGGCCACGAAGTCATCAATGTACGGACGTATTTGTTCTTTGTACTGAGGGTTCTTTGCCAGTTCGTCACGAACAAACTGGCCTTCCCACGTGTTGTTCCACGGCTTCATCTGCCGGATGTCTCTAACACTATCAAGTGTTTGCTTACGCTCAACTAGAAAGTTGACAAAGTCTCTGGGAAGACGAATGTTCTCCGGGATAGGCTTGCCTTCATTAATAAACTCGTTCACTAACTTCTGCGTGTCATTGTCAAGGACATTACGAAAGACTCTGGAAAAATCCTCAAATGAAATTTCTCTGCCTGCCTCTCTGGGAGCATTGATTCGATTCCAGTACTCATTCACAAAATTTGTGAGACGTCCGGGGTCTTGGTTAAGGATGTCTATGTACTGATTGGTGGCTCTTTGTTGCTCAAAATCATCAAACGGTACTTTTTGGGTTTGAATCTGGATGTGGGCCTTGCCGCTTTCATCCAGCAAAACGAAGAGTTCGTTGCCGCGTGAGGCAGCACCATAACGAAGTGCGTTTTCGTCATACCGTGTACACCAACCGCCACGACAGCCAATGTCCTTAACAAGGCGCATCGATGCTTCGTCACTCTCTGGGTCAGGAAGCTTTACCCAACGGAAACCGGTCTCGTACTGGAGAACAGGTTCGCTCTTCATCAACGCAGCGGTGCGCTCTAGCTCGGCCTTTTTTGCCGCTTTTACCATCTCGTCGTCAAACTCAAACATCCGTTTGTATGCGTCCGCCACACTCATCTTGCTGAGACGCTCAGGGCTCAAGCGGCCTTCTGCCATGTCCGTACGGAGTACGTCAGTTAGGTGTTGCAGTTGAAAGGATTGAGTAAGTAACGGCCCGGTCATGCCGTCAAAGTCTGTTTGAGAAAAAACAGACGCTGGTGTATCACGCAGTGAATAGACCTCAGTACTAGGGTCAACCTTGGTCAGCCAAGGGTTATCTTGCACTATCTTCTGTGCATACCGGCTACTACCCTCCGCACGACGCAAGAGGTCACCTGCCGAGTCACCCTTAATCAGGGAGTCCGTAAAGGTCTCAAACACCCTGCCCGGCTCTGTCTCTGCCATGGCCTCACGGTTTCTGACATCAAAAATCGGTTCTAGGAAAGACTCGGGAGTGTATTGCTTCATCTTCTCCCGCAAACGCCTAGTCTCCGCAATGTCCTCCGGGTCCAGAGGAATGCGGCCCTCTTCCGCTAGAGCCCGCAATGGGTCATCCGGCGTGGCCATCTGCTTCTTGAAGTAGTTGGTCAGGTTGCTATCAACCCACTTGTCCAACGCGGCATCACGCTTAAGCTGGTCAAGGTTACGTTGTACTCTTACCTGAAGTTCCGGGTTTAAGTCTGGGTCATTCCGCAGTAATTCCTCAACCATGGGAATACGTTCAGCCGGAGTCTGTCCCACAATGGTGGGCGACTTCAAACCAGCGAGCTGACCACTAACGTCCCGCACTCCGGGCTCAGTGCTCGACTGGAAGTCCTTTGCCATCGACAGCCAGTTACCACCCTTCTGCTTTACGATACCGGCCATGGGTATCGCCGCCATGCCAAGGCCCTTGAGCAGCGGTCCGGCAACCGGGACCATACCGACCCCGGACAGCGCCATGCCCAGCTTGTCACCTTCACGACGAGCAAGCTCAAAGTCCGCAGCGGAACTCGCAACACCGTAGATAGGGTTTAACGTACCAGCGGCGATGTCCGCGCCAATACCACCCAAGTCTTCCGTCATGGTCTTACGGCCAGCCAACAAACGGTCCAGCATACTACGGGAATCCGTCTGCAAAGGCTCCGTAAATTCCTTGCGCTTCAAGTCCTTCATCATGCCAGACGGACGCTTTTCGACCACCTCAACAGGTGGTGCGACCAGCTCCTCACTTACGTCACCACCGTCAGCAAAGCCACGGATGACAGAGGACAAGTCATCAATCGAAAACCGCTTAGCGGGCTTCGCAGGTTCAGGCTTCTTCGCCGCCTCAGGCTTTTGCTGTGCGGGTTGCTTTACGCCGAACTGCTGCTCAAAGCCCGTCATCACGTCACCCACCGTACCGCTCAGGCGGTTGTCTCGGACAATCCTGTCCGCCATCCGTTGGCTTTGGAACTGCGATACAGCCTTCTGAATCGGCATCTTCGGGCTGGCTTGAATCAGCTTGACAGCACCAGTCGGGCCGAACATGTGGGCAGCATAAAGCTCATGGGGCAACGGCTCACGGCCAAGGGCCGTCATCAACTGGCCCTTGTTCTGCTTAATCAGTTGCACACCAAGGCGCGCATTTTCCAGCGGGTCAAACCGCTTCTTCGGGTCCCCACCAAGTTGCTTGGTAGTACCGGCCAGCAACTGGAACAGACCAGCCGCAGTAGACCTAGGGTTCTTCGCTTGTGGGTCAAGGCCAGACTCTACCGTCGCAATCTTTACCGCTAAGTCAGGGTCCACACCCTGCTTTTGTGCCTCAGCACGAATCAACTTGGTCAGTGATTCTTGGGCCATGGTCCTTAAACCGGTAGAACAGGGTTGATATTAGGTATCGGCGGAGCGGGCGGATTGACCGGGGTCAACCCCGCAATGCCACCACCAATCGCAGAACTCAAACCGGGCGACAAGGCCAGACCGGGGGAGATGGTTCCGAGTGAGCCACCAGCCAGACTAGCCCCCGCACCCAACAGCGCCTGACCAAAATTACCACCACTGGCCAAAGTGCCGATGCCCGAGGCTATCGCACCAGCCGCCGGGAAGAACGGGGAAATCAACGCGCCACCAATCCGCAGCACGTTACCCAAGAACCCACCGCTTTCCTTCTTCGTCTTTGTCGGCGCAGCACCAACATACTGATACTGCCCGTTGCCAGCGTCACGGAAAAAGCCCATCACGTTGTTGTACTGGCCACCACGCAAACGAGTCTGGTAAATACCTTCCATTCCCTTCACCGGCTTGAGCTTGTTCTGAAAGCTTTCCGCCGTGATATTCGGATTGTTCAGGAAAGGCTGAATCGCATTGATGTTGTTCGCCGCCCGCTGCGCCTGCTTGGGATTGAAGTACTGACCGTACTGACTGGTCAACTCGTCCTTCGTCACCTGCCCGTCAGCCATGGCCTGCGACAGCGCATAAGCCTGCGACGCGTTGATACCAACAGCAGTATTGCCCTGACGATAGAACTGCGGCATGCCCATTTGCTGCAAGAACTGCTGTCCCTGCTGGATACGCTGCTGTACAGCCGCCGCTTCCGGGCCAGCATACTGAAACTGCGGTGCATAGTACTGGCCTTCACCAAAACCAGCAAAACGCTGCACACCTTCCTGACCCTGAGCCGTGGTCCGATAATCACGCAGCGAGTTCTGCAAAGCTTGACGGTCACCCTGCAAGGCCTGATTCACCGCCCGCTTGTCCATGCCACCGGCCAGCATCTCATTCCGCAACATGTCCAGAGCCTGCTGATTAGCAGACTTGGCCTGCCGATAACCAGTCTTTTCCTCCCGCGTGTAATAACCACGCGGGGGCATATTGGCAAGCATTGTTTGGGCTGATTCTTGGGCCATGGACCACGGTCCCTGAAAATTGTCAAGGTTATTGTAAATCAGTAGTACTCGTACTGGCTAGTGTCTTCTTCCACCTCCTCCTCAGGATAATCGGAAGGCAGACTGACAAAATTACCCTGCCGGAATCGCATCAAAGCAGCCGTCGTACTATCCACTTGGTCATCGTGCTTACCAACAGGGAACGCGGCACACTCTTCAATTAGCTCCTCTGCCCAATCAGTGTCCGGGGCCCAAATAAGACCAGCCTCGAACAACGGAGCAATGGCATTGGCCCGCGCTACCTTGTCCTGACCAGACTTCCGCCCGCCCGGAGCAAACGACGTAACCGGGATACCCAACCTACGCAGTTCCTGTAACAGCGGTGTACCGGTGGCTTTCGCTTCAATCAGGATATTGTCCGGGTTCCAGAGTTTGTATGCCTCGTACGCGACTCGCTTTAATTCAGGAAAGTCCCACCGACCACGCTCCACTCCCAGCAATATCAGCGATACAGGTGCGTCTGGTCCGGGGCGGAATACGCCCCACGTGGTAATCACCGAATAGTCCGCCGTCTCTTTCTTTGAGAACGCAGTATCCAAACTCTGAATGGTGTACTCGCAATAGGGCGGCTCATCATGCTTCCAGATGTTCCACCACTCGCGCTTGAGAATTGCACCTTCGTCACTGGTCGGCTGTTGTTGCCACTGGGCAGACCACTTCTTCGGACCAAGAGAAGCCTTTACTTGCTCAAGTTCCTCAATACTCCAAAACTCAGGCCAAAGCGGTTTACCAGACGGGAGAATCGCCGGAAACTCCAGCACCTCCCACTGGTCGGCCTTGAGGCGTGACTGCTGCCGAAGAAGTCGCCCAGACAAATCGTCAGGACTCCAACGGGTGTTGATGATGATAATGGCCCCACCCGGTTGCAAACGCTGCCGTGGGCCAGACGTGTACCACTCATAGGTGTTCTCCATCGCAGTCTCAGACGTAGCGTCCTGTTCGTCCAAGATGTCATCAAGGATTACGACGTTACCGCCACGGCCCGTCATCGCGCCGCCCTTACCGATGAAGAAGGCTTCCCCACCAGCGTTCGTGTCCCACCGGCCCGCAGCTTTACTGTCGGCAGATAAGCCCATGTCCGGGAATATCTCCTTGTACTTTGTGTCGCTTACAAGGTTACGAATCAAACGGCCAAAGCGTTGCGCCAGCTCTGCCGTGTGTGACCCGACAATGATTTTTGAGTCGGGCTTACGGCCCATCAGGTACGCCGGAAACAGATAACTGCCCATCTGAGACTTACCGTGCCGTGGCGGCATGGCAATCATCAGTCGCTTGCATTTGCCCTCCACTACGCGGTCAAGGGCATCAGCAATCCTCTTGTGGTGCTCACCGACAAGCATCTCTGGCCAGACGTACTGGCAGAAATCGATGAAGGTTGAACGTGCCCTGTCATGGGTCTCAATCATCTTGAGACGCAGCTCAAGGCGCTGCATCTCTAGCAGTGCGTCATCGCTATTCATAGCGGGCAGGCTCCGTAGGTCCTGAATTTTTGCAAAATTTTTAGGCGAAAAGCCGCCCAAAAACAAGGGGGTGGGTTCAGGATAGGGCTAACAGACCACTAAAGTCAATTCAGTTTTACTGGTAGCTGTTTGTCTAAAACTTGGCATAAGCCTTTGCTCCGAACAGCCGCGGGCCGCGCTGAAAGCGCAAGCTGCTTGCGAAAGGCGCATTTTGCATCGGGTGTCAGGGTACCTTGACCGTGATTCGCGGACCATTATCCCTGCATTATGGATAATCGGACATTATCGATTATCCGACCATTATCGATAATCGCGACATAATCCGCAGATAATGCTCGGGGCTCACGGTCCACGAACCGTGGACCACGGACCACGCTGCACCGCAGCAGGGCCTCGAGCCCGCGCCGCGCCTCAATTGTCGGTGCTCCTGGCCGTTGCACCGCAGCAAGGCGTTGGGATCATCGCGCCGGGGCGCTGGCGTACGTCAACGCGTTGACGT